TTAGTTTTCGGCTTGAAACCGCAAACTTTCCGCAAAGTCTGATCTCTCTTCGTTCTCAGGGTCGGCGATGAAGCCGAGCTTCAGGGCCAGCCGGCCGATGGAGGGATTTGCCAGTTTCACGTAGCGCTCCCACTCATCTGATTCCCAGCCGCCTTCAGCCTTGAGGCGAACGACGTCCTTCGTCTGGCTGTAGAACCATGTGGCCCACGAATGCCGCGCGACGTGCGGCGTATATATAGAAGTGTCGAAATCCATTTCGCTGATTGCGCGCGTCCAGAAGGTGAACTTATAGCCCCTGTCCTCTTTCTTCTCGTAAGGGCGGCCATCGTAGCGCAGGAAAAGCGGGCCTTTGCTGCCGAGGTTCGGCAAGGTGGAGAGCGCCGCCACGACGCGCGGGCAGAGATTGACCATGCGCTCCTTGCCATTCTTCGTGTCGCGGAGAATCGCATAGCGATGCTCAAGCGAAATGTCATCGCGGCCGTCCACGGCCAGCGTTTCGCTGACGCGCGATCCCTGGCCGAAAAGGAAGGTGGCGAGCGCTGGCGACCATGGATTGGGAAAACGAGAGGCAGAGACGCGCGTCAGGAACGTCAGCGCCTGGTCCGGCCGCAGGAAATGGGTTCGCTTCTCACCATCGTCGGGCCGGGTGATATCGGGGCGGTACTTATTGGCGCGCATCACGGCGATGATTGGGCCGTGCCATTGCCGCCGTCGCGTCGAATCATTGGGGTAAAGCTTCTTCCCTTCCGCGTTGATCAGCTCTTCCTTGATCTGATCAAGAGGCTTCGAAGCTATGGGATCGAAGCGTGAATGAAGGCGGAAGCGTTCGCCTTCCTTGTGGCTGGCCCGCAGAAAGCGGGCCTCGCCGCCGTTCTTTACGTAGTTTTCCGCCGCTGCGCGGAACGTGATAATGGGTTCGCGACCGGTGATATTGCGCTCGGCGACCTCGTTTTCGATTTGCCGGCGGATGGCGTCTGCTTGTGCTTCGTCGCGGACCTTGGTCGATCGTCTGACCTCAGTTGAATGAGGTTCCCCATCTCGCCAGATTGTGACGGTACCGGTGACATAATATATTCCGGACGTTTCATCTCGTTTGAGCTTGAGTGGCATTCGACCATCTTCTCGGACAGCAGGCGCAACTGATCAGGACGCAACTTAACCGTTCGACCGCAGCGGACAAAGGGAATTTCGTGGCGGCGAATCAATTCGCGCACCACGCGGGCGGGGTTTCCGACTTCGGTAATGCCGAGCAGGCCAGCTGCCTCCTCAAGCGGAATGGGTTGCGGGAGAAACATTGATCCCCTCCTTCACCTTGGCAAGCGCGTTGCGGCTGGTGACCATCGTGTAGCCGTCCGCAAAGCGGACGCAGCAGCTGTTCATCGTACCGCGCGCGATGACATCGCAATGTTGGCCTTTGCGGCCCTGGCGATTCCAGCGATAGACGTAGGGTAACGCTGTCATAGCCTTGACCTTCCGTAGGCCGTGATCGCGTCGGCGACAGCCCACCGTGTCTCGCGATCTAGGCTAAAGAAACTGAGCTGCCCACGGCAGGGAATGAGCGGAAGCGGGAATGCGTCGCGCAGGACAAAGCCGTATCGGCCATAAAACCAGCGGCTTTCCATTTCTGTGACGCAATCGACGATGCGGGCCATGCCGACAACGCCGCCGCGCGGCAGCGCCAAATGGTAATCGTCGCCCTCAATCAGCTCGGACTTGGAGATGCCAGCATGAACGATAAACCAGCCGCGCGCATTCGTCGGCCAGTCCCTGTTTTCGACATCCTTGCCATCGTGGAAGATGTGATGCGGGTATGGCTGCTTGATGCTGAGCGCCTTGATATCGCCAGCGTCGACGCGGGACGCTAAGGTAATGTAGTCGATCATGGTCCTACGCCTCCTCGATTCCAGCGGAGTGTGCAGTGTGGTCGCTCTCGGTTTGGGCCATTGCTAGGAACATCCGCAGATCCGCAACGTTCTCCTGTGGGAGGATTTCAACATGTCTGGTTGGGGAAAGCCGGTGATCGTGGAAACGCGCAAGATCGGCCAGCGGCTCGTGATCATGAATGCCGAGCGCGCGGCTGAATTCATGCTGCAGGAATGGCCATCCAGCATCCGAGGCAAAGCCTTCGCCCGAGCGCAGGGCGCGCTGCTCGACGTGCTCGAAGGAACGGCCAGGCCTGACAAGGCTAGAAAGGCCTTTCTGGACGCGCTGAGCGAGAGCGATATCTATGTTTTTCCCGAATGACGCCATGTCAGTTCTCCGGCGTTCCGGAGGAAGGAACGACACGTTCAAAATCTAAGACGAGGCACAGCAGCTTAGCGCGCGCCCATGCCATATGGTGTTTTCGCCACGGTTCGCCCTGCATGACGGCGAGAGCTTCGCAAACCGATAGGCCGCCACGACTGGCAAGCCGGTTTAGGCTCTGGCTGTGATTTCGCTGTGCCTGCGCCTCGTGCGGTGCGATGGCAGCCCAAGGGATCGCCTTGATTACCTGGTCATTGAGGATCGGGAACATCGGTGCGGAGTTCTCAGCCATTGGCGTTGCCCTCCGAGAGTTCCGCCAATTTGATCTGCAGCTGCTCGACGGATTTCAGATACCCGTTTGCCTCGGTCTCTTTGACAAAGACATCGATCAGCAGCTGGTTGACCTTGCCACGCAGGGTCACCAGTTCGGCGCACGCGGCATCCATGACGGCGTAAGCCTCCGGCTGATAGCCGGTGATGCCCGCACCAATGGCCTTCATCCATCTGTCCAGATCCCCTTCAAAGCGCAGGCGTTCGCGCTCGGCGGCTTTCGAGGTTTCGTCGCGCATGCGCTTCATGCTGTAGCGCGGCCGGGTATCCTGATCGGCAGCATCGGTTAACCAGGCATTCGGCTTGCCATAAAGGTAGTGGATCTCGTGCCCGTTATCGCGGGCGTTGGCTTCGATCAGCGGCACGTCGAGGCTCATGTGGAAGCAGCCGGTGCTGTCTTCATACCATGCGGCCTGCGGCTTTACTTCCTCGCCTGCAGCTTCCTTTTCTTTGAGCGCACGGATAGACGAGAGCCACCAGTCCGCCTCGCTGAAGCGCCCATTTGCCGATGCTTGCTGCAGAAGCGGGCCGATATCAGCAGGAAGCTTACATTCGCCCTCCTCGTCGAGGAAATCATCTAGGCTGGGGTATTCTTGCTGCTTTCGATCAAAATATGCCCTTTGCGCTGCGGCCATCGTTTCCAGCTGGTCGAGAAGGGAGCGGCGCGTGAGAGTTGGAGCATTCATTTTCGTTTTCTCCATTTGCGAAAGACGACTGGCGCGGCGACGAGGATCATGAAGGCGGCCCAAATGAATGCGCCGTGGATCGCCATGCGCCATTCGTCAGGCGTGACCATTGGCCTTGTCCGCAAGCGCCAGAAGGTGAAGGCTATTGCGCGGGAGCGAGATGGGCATGATGTAGGCGCCGCCGCTCTTCTCGGTCGCCAGATAGGGAATGACCGTGCGACGATCGTCGGACACGATGCGGCTGAAGCGGGCCTCGTCCAGCCATGCCTGCTTATTGTCGGAAATGAAGTTGGTGACGGTGCGCCAATTATAGCCGCCAAGGCGCGCGGCAATCGAGCTAGGCGTCTCGCCATCCAGATAGGCGATACGGATTGCCTCTTCATCGAATTCCGTGCGGCTGGCGCGGTTTTCTATCCTGTTCATGTCTGCCTCCTGTGCTGGGTACGATTGGAGAGGGCGGCGACGGCGCCGCCCTCGTCTTGCTTAGTCGAGGCGGCTGCCGATCTCGGGCTTGCCCTGGAACGCCGGAAGGCCGGTATCGGAGGCGGTGCGCTCCAGATCGCGCGTGACATGCTCGGTCACCCAGATATCCGGGCGATAGAGATGAACAGACCAGGTGACGGAACCGCCGCCCTGCGGCATGCGGTAGCGCAGGCGGGCCGGCAGGCGTGCCTTTTCGCCCTGGTAGAAGGGCGCGACCGCGATCATGAAGAGGCTCGGCACGATCATCTTGCCGCCATTGGCGTCGCGGGCCGTGTGGGTTTCCTCCCATGTCAGCTCGCCCTCGCCCGTCGCCAGCGTCACGGCGCTGCTCGCCTTCGTTTCCGCGTTGATCTTCAGGCCGCGCGAAAGCATCTGCAGCTCGTTGGGATAGGCGACCTTGCCGCCGAGCATTTCCTGCCAGTAGGAAATCTCGTCTTCATGCGGCGATGTCAGGTCGGCGCGGTGATCTTCGATGAATTCGGCGAACTGCGCCTGGTTAAGGCCCTTGCCGTCGATAGAGATCCAAGCCTTCCACTCTTCCGTCAGCGGGAAAGGATAGTGAATGCGGTGGCCGCAATTGTCCGCCGCGCCGCCGGCCTCGCTGCTGTGATAGTCGATGATCGCGCTCAGTGAGGGCTCGCGCCAATTGGTATCGGCGAAGATGACGCTATTCGGGGTGGCGTGGCGCGTGGTCAGCGCGACGAAGCTTTCCAGCGTGTTGACGATAGCGGTTCCCCTCTTGCGTAGCGGCACTGTGCGCCACTCGTCGAACAGCGCCTTGACGCTGATGGCCTTGCCCGTGGCGCGGTCGATGAAAACCGGAATGGCGTCCGGAATGCCAATGGCCTTTGCATCGTTGGTGATGACCGTGAAGCCGGAACCGGCCTGGTCACAGAACTTCTTCAGCGCTTCAAGATCGACCGGTGTTCCGATGTTGAGCAGCGGAGAGGCCGCAGCTTCAAGCGTGGCGGCGGTGTCATTGGTCTTGCTCGTCATGGGTTTTCCTTTCTGACGGGTTGCAGGTTTTGGCGGGTTGCGGGATTAGCGGTTGTGGATGATCTCGCGAGGGCCGCCGATCATGTCCATTTGCTGGGGGTGCTCAGTGGAAAGGCCGCCGTCGTCGGTCGTGAAATAGACCGTGGTGCGGCGTTTCAGCTCGGGCAGCTTCGGAACCGGGATTTTCGGGTTGATCTCGATCATCTCGCCGCCGTCCTCGACGACGAGGTCGAGATGCAGCGACACGCGCGACTTGAAGGTGCCGCGCGGATTGTCGGCCGCCATGTCGATCAGGGCCTTGATCGTCGTGGTCAGCGTGTTCGAAAGATCTTCGTTGACCTTGCCGGATTCGAGCATGGTCAACAGGGTCTTGGCATCACGAATTTTCATGGTCGTTTCTCCGGTTAGAAAGAGGGATAGATGCCCGCTGCGTCATCAGCTCTCGGGCGGGATATCGGCCAACTCGATCTTGGCCTTTTCCGACAAGGCGGCGATCTTCGCGCGTTGCGCCGCGATGTGAGCTTCGATAATCGGGCGAGCGAGAGACCATGGGACGTTGAAAAGCGTACGGCTCGTCTCGCTAGTGGGAACGCCAAGCTGCAAGCCACCGGCAAGACGCCCAAAAGCGTCACGTATCTCCGGCGTGCGGCCCCGCTCGATTTCATTGGTTATCTTTGCCAGCAGATCTTCGGCGACTTCGATCTCGCGCCAAGCAAGCGCAATATCCATGGCGGATTGCTTGCTTAGGAGGGCCGGACCGAGTGCAGTCCTCTTAGTGTTAGCCATTGGCCTGTTTCTCCTTGACAACCTTGATTTTGCGGATGAAGCCGTCGTGCTGGGCTTTGGCGAGTTTGGGCACGTCGCGGCTGTCGGCGGCGCGAATATCGAGCTTGGTGCCGTCGTCGAAATGCACGCGGAACGTGGTGATGTCGTTGCGCTTGCTCATGAGCCGATCCATCCCTTGCAGAATGCGAAGGCGAGCGCGGCTGCGGTCAGCAGATCGTTCACGAGGATGATGGCGAGGAGGCTCGTAAAGCCGTGGCGCTTCGCCTGGTAAAGGCGCCCGGGATAGACGATCATCCCGTAGGGAGTTTGCACGGCTTTGCGGTCGATCTGTTCGATGCGGGCAATGAGAAGCGCGGCGGCGCGCACGAGATCGCGGCGCTCATCTTTCGGCTTCCACCATTTGCGATCCCAGGGCCAGAACCACGGCGGGTCGTCGCTCGGGTAGGCGCCATTCAGCGCATAGGCAGCGGCGGCGCGCGTCAGGGCATGGCCACCATTCTTGTCGTCATGCTCGATCGTGAAGCCTTCGGCTGAAATCTGCCGATGGCGTTCATCCATGACGTCGCCAATTGCCTTGATCATATTGACCTGCCCCTTTGCTGCTGCGGCCAACGCCGCGCGCCTGTTGATGAGATTGGAGGTGATTTGCTCGATGGTGCTCACAGGCACCTCGCCGCGACGAAGAAGCCGAGCCAGAAGAAGATGACGCTGGCGAAGGTCAGTTCGATCAGGCGCATGCGCCAGATCTGCGCCTCGCGCAGAAGGTCAATCAGCTCTTCGACGTTGGAACGCCGCGCCTGATACGCGGCCGGCGGCATCGTTGCCAGTTCGCGCTGGAGTTTGCGATCGCGGTCAATGATCTCGTCACGACCTATTGCCGGAGTGAAATGATTCATTTGCCGATCGCCCCCGTGGCGAATGCCAAAGCATCCAGATCCGATCGCGTAACGGGGTCGCTCAGCTCGGCAACCAACTCCGTGACATTGATGCATATCTTGTCGGCAAGGAGCGCCATCAGCTCAGGTTCTTCACCATCCTGCGTCAGGATGAGGGTCCGCTTACCAGCGCCGGCCATCCAGCCAAGCTCAAGGTGTGCGCTGCGGCCACATGGGAGGAGCAATACGCATGTATCCGCCCAGCGCATTGCTGCAAAATCAGCCATGAAACCCTGCGCGGCTCGCGGGTGTGAGAGAAGCGCTTGGCGATAGTCCTGAGCGGAGCAAGGCAGTTCGAGGCCAATGTCAGACCACTTAAAGCCCGTCGAGTAAGGCGGATTGCGGAAGTCATAGACCTGATGACCTTGAGACCGCAGAATATTGAGCAGAGAGGGCTGATACTTATTGCGCCAAGACGATGCGAGATAGATGCGTGCCATGAAATGCAGTGCCTCCGTTGACCTACTTCCGATTGGGAAACCGCCGACGCCAGGGGTGAGACGTGGCGGTCGCCCAATCGGATCGGATCAGGCTGCCGCGCCTTCGGCAAAAATGCGGGCTGCGGCGTCGGCATTGCGCTTCGCCTGCTCTTCGGTCAGGCCAAGGGCTTTCCAGTCTTCCAACGTGAGGGCATTGCCGCGTTCGCGCTGGGTATCGGCCATGAACTGCGCGATGTTGCGGACGCGGACGGGATTGTAATTGACTGTCTGCATGATCTTCTCCTGTTGCTGACCTCCGGGACCGCGCCGCCGTCGCTCAGGAGGAGATGAGCGACGGCGGACTTCGGTATCCGGCACGGGAGGAGGAGATGACCGGACGAGCCAAAATATGCATTACGCATAATCGGCTGTCAATCCAAAAATATGCGTAATGCATAATCTGCGTAGCGCATATTTCTGTTCGCCAAAAGTTCCGGACTTTATGCGTGAAGTATCGGGGGGTGATTCGCCGTCATGATCGGCGCACGACCGATTACATGCCCGGCTGGCGCTTGCGATTCCGCCGAAAACAATGTTGTTCTGGCTACAGCGTTGGGTTGGAGAGGATAGAATGGCGGCGCAACTTGCAGATAGAATGGTATTTGTCGATGTCGAGACGACAGGGTTGTATTCATCCGATCGCGTGGTGAGTCTTGGCGTCGTTGAATTGAATGGCGCCGCGCTTCGACATGGACGGCTGGATGCCGAGTTGACACACCTTATTTTCGATCCCGGCAAGAAGAGCCACCCACAAGCAGAGGCGGTTCACGGATATGACGATTGGCTGTTGCGTCATCAGGAGAGTTTTCAGGATTATGCCGAGCCGCTCCGATCGCGATTCGAGGGTGCGGATATCATCGTGGCGCATAATGCATCTTTCGATGAGCGCTTTATCAGGCAAGAGTTCGATGGCGCTGGCATCGTCCTGAAAGCTCCGGCTTTTCACTGCACGATGCAGCAGTATCGGCGAGCACATCAGGGGCGGTCTGGTCTCGATGCAGTTTTGGGGCAAATGGGGCTTTCGCGGCAAGGATCTCGACACGGTGCGTTGGAAGATGCGTGGCTTGCAATGTGTGTCTACCTATGGCTCGCCGGGGTCGACCACCCCGGCTTGCGGGAAGAGGCATTGACGAAGCCGATCAATCTGCGCGATCCGCCCCCTCACCCTGGTCTGCCTCTTCCGCGCCGATCGAAAAAGACGAAAGTGGCAAAACCGGAGATAGTAGTTACAAAGCCGCAGAAGCCACTTTGGTCGGATCGTGAGCGCGATAGCCTGCGCTCCGCGCTTCTGCCCTTCAGCACGGTGATGATGAGATTGGTGTTAGCTGACGGTCATCTTGATCAGACGGAAATCGCGGTCATTAGAGACCTTGTTTCTGAGGAGCGGCAACGACTTACGCTACCTGACGACGATTTGGCAGAGCAGGACATGGCGGCAGCGATATTCGAGATGACGCCATCCCTCAAAGATATTGCCGCCGTAGCCCCAGCTATTCGCGAGGATGAAACCCTCAAGGCCCGAATGGGCGAATGGGTCAAGCGTGTTATCGCGGCTGATGGTGCCTTTCCGGAGACTGAAAAGGCTGCTCTGCGCACGATCGTTAGCATGATCAGAGGATCTTGATCACGCGCAGGTAGTTGGCCCTAAGGTGCCTACATTTTGAGGATAGACATTTTCACGCGTCCAACGACGGGCGGCATATTATCGGGGAAAATCGGCTCGTGCGCGCTGTTGGTTGAGACAGGTTCGAAACGATCAGGGTTAGGTCTGTAGCGTTTATATGTGGCCTCGCCGTTCTCGTCGGCAATCACATAGCAGGCGTTTGGTACCAGGCGCTTGTCGTGGCGGTTGACGATGATGATGGAATTTGGCGGCGATATGCGGTCCATCGAATCGCCGATCACTTCCAGTGCAATCCAATCACCCTCAGGCAATTGACCGACCGTGATAAGACCTTTGGCCTCGTCGATGATGTCGTCGCGCTGCAAATCACCTGCGCTAACAGTCGTGAGCAGCGGGACGTCAATCGCCCGATCCGAAATAACCTCCGTCTCCTCGCCTGGCCCCGCCCCCGTTCCTCGGAGCAGCCAGTCAAGTGATACGCGATATCGCCGCGCATATTGCGCGGCAGCGCGAACGACGCCCCTGCTTCCATTTTCATGGGCGGCGTAGGTGGGATATCGAATTCCCAAAGAGGTTGCGGCATCCGTGGCTGTGGTAAATCCAGCGTGAAGCCGCGCTTCCTTGAGGCGCTTTCCAATTTCTTTCGTGTCACTCATGCTCTACGTTTCGCATAGAACAATATGCGTTAGGCATTGACAGCGAATTATGCGTAACGCATATTCGCGCCATGACAACACCTGATGACATTGTTCGACTTCGTGAAAAGCGCGGCTGGAGTCAGCAAGCGCTGGGTGATTTTGTGGGTGTCGACCAGGGTACGGTCTCAAAATGGGAGAGCGGCAAGGTCAAGCCGAGCCGCCCTGCCCAAAAGCTTCTTGAGCGTCTAGCGATCGTCGAAGAGGCGGCCGAATGATGCCCCCTCTCCTGCGCAATGCTCTGCGTTTTTGTCTGCCATGCGCATGCGGGCCTCCGTGATGTCGTGATGCCCTGAGTTTTCACATTTCAAACTCGTTCCCGCCACGGGAAAAACCGCTCGGATTTCCCGTTGCGGGAAAGGATTTTCCATGTCTTCGGATGCCTGGTTTCACCGCGTCAAAGCGGCCCAACGTGATCTTATCAAGCTGGTTGGCGGCATCGACCGCGCCGCTGAAATCTCCTCGGTCTCGCCAAGCCATATCGGCCGCATGAACAATGCGCGCGACACGGATCTGATGCCGCTTTCCGTCGTCTATGCCCTCGAAAATGATTGCGGCGTTCCCGTCGTCACGCAGGCCATGGCGGAACTTTGCGGGCGCCGCCTGACCGATCCGGAGATCGAGCAGCAGGCGAATATCAACGTTCTCACCTCCTATTCCAACGTGCTGCAGAAGGCGGCGGCACTGATGGCGAGCGGCGCGGCGGCGATGGCGGATGCCTTCGTGACGCCGGCCGAAGCGCATTCGATGGATCGCCACGCCTCTGATATCGAGCGCGACCTATCGCAGTTCCGCCAGGCGCTCGCTGTCGTCAAGGCGACCGGCGGCGCCAAGGCAGGCCTCCATATCGTCGGGAGCGACACATGAGCGTCGCGGCGAAAACGGGTGATCGCGCCTCGCAGATCATGCGCGATGCGGTCGAGCACGGGCAATATCAGAGCAGCGATCTCCAAGATCGTCGCGCCTGCCAGCGCCTGAATGGCAAGGGGCTGCTCACCCGCGACAAGAAAGACGCGGATCTCTGGTTTCCGACAAAGCGGCTGGTCGATCAGCGCACGGCGGTCGCGGCGCTTGCCGATGCGATCGGGGCGGATCATGACAGGGAACTTGCGGCGGCGGCGCAGGCTGACGCATCCGGCCTAGTCGCCACGGTGCAGCGCGCTCGCGCTTTGCTTGACGATGGCGACGTGATGCGCGCGCGGATTGTGGCAGCTGCCGCCTATGACCAAGCCAAAACCGAGGCGGCCTTTGCCGAGAAATTCGGCGCGACTGAGGCGCTGGTAGCCAAGGCGCGCCGCTTGCAGGGCGATGCGCTGCTGATCGAGACGCGGGCGAAAATCCTGATCTCGAACGAATGGGATGCGGCGCACGCGGCTGGGCTGGTTTCCAAGGGCGGCAGGCCGAAAGGCGTTTCCGACGGAAACGAGTTAACTGCCGAGAATACCGGCCTTTCCCGCAAGGAACTTCATGAGGCGCGCAAGCTTGCGGCAGCCGAAGGGCGTTCGCCGGGGCTCGTCGAAAAGGCGATCAATGCGCGCCTCGCCGCCGGTCTTTCCGCGACCCGCGCCAATCTTCGCGCGGCGGTCGGGACGGCCAGCGCCACGAAGGAAGAGCGCGGCCAGAACCTTTACGAGACGCCCCCTGAAGCCATGTTCACGCTGCTGGCGCTGGAAGACTTCACCCCGACCGTGCTTGAGCCGGCCTGCGGACGCGGCGCAATTGCCCGCATGCTGGAACAGGCTGGTTACGGCGTCGTGCTCGCCGACCTCGTCGATTACGAGACGGCCGACCAGCACGGCGAATTGCAGGATGTGCAGGATTTCCTGGCATCGGAACCACCGGAAAGCGGGTCATACGACATCGTCACCAATCCGCCCTACGGCGATGTGCTCAACGCCTTCGTCGCCCATGCCCTGCGCGTCTTCCGGCCGGGCAAGATGGCACTGCTGCTGAACCTGAATTTCCTTTGCGGCTTCGCGGACGATGACCGCAATTTCGTGATGGACGATTGCCCACCGGCCCGCGTGTGGATCTTCAAGCGGCGCCTGCCGATGATGCACCGCGACGGCTGGGATGGGAACAAGGCTAGCAGCCGCATGAACACGGCCTGGTTCGTTTGGGAGCTGCAGCCGGACGGCAGCTACGGCACGCAGACAATCACGAAGCGTGTCGACTGGCGCGATTTCCTGCCTGAGGGCGCCGCCATAGCGGACGCCGAAAGCGAGGCGGCATGAACGCGCCTCAACCGAATCGCGATGCCGAGAAAGCCAAGGTGGAACGCCTGCGCGACATCGCCGACCGTCTGGCCGGCGATGTCTGGCATGTGGATGCCGATGGCGACCGCATTCGGCTCGTCTCGCGCCGCTCGACCGGGGAGGAAGCGCTACTGCTGACTCTGCACAGCGATGCGCTCCACGATGAAGTCGAGATCATTGCCGGGGCGCTCGATCACCTGTTTCTCTTTCTCGGTCTGCGCAGCCGCGCCGTCGAGACGGTGCAGTCGCTGCGCGCCGAGATTGAGCGGATGCGGCGCAAGACGGCGGAAAAGGACTATGCCGCGCAGGCCTCCATGCTCCTTTCCGATCGCGGCTTTCAACGTTTCCTTGAATCGCGTGGGGCTGGCGGCCAGGTTCGCGACAAGACGGCGGCGGATACCCGCCTGAAAAGCCTGCTCGCCATCCGCAGCAAGCGCGAGATCAACACGGATGATCGCGCCCGTCAGGCCTACCTGCAGCTTCGCGGCGATTTCGACCTCTGGAAACGGGGTGGCTCATGAGCAACCGCACCTTTCCCGAAGTCCCGATTAAGGTCGGCGACCAGCAAGTCAAGGCGATGCGGATCGTCTGCTCGGAATGCGACGCCGTTGGCTATTACGCCTTTCAGACCGGGCACAAGCGCCGGCCGCCAATCGCGGCGGTTCAGTATTTTCAAAACAAGGATTGGGTGGTCGGCAGCTCGCCGCGAAAGGACTTGTGTCCTGTCCACGCCAAGCTCTCCAGACGGAAAGGGACGAAGGTCATGCCGGACGCAACCGCGCCTGCGGCGGAAAAGCCGCGCGAGATGACACGCGAAGATCGCCGTATCATCAACGACAAGCTCGACGAGGTCTATGGCAACGGCGCTTACAAGACGCCTTGGACTGATTCCGCGGTTGCCCGCGATCTCGGCGTGCCGCGTGATTGGGTGGCGCAGGTTCGTGACCAGTTTTTCGGCGATGCCGGCACAAATCCGCTCTTCGACGAGTATCTGGCCGCCAAGGCAGGCATTGAGCAGGTCATGGCGGCGGTCCTGGCTTCGCAGGATCTCGCAATCAAGCAATTCGAGGCCTGCACGAAGGAACTCGCCGAACTCCGTAAGAAGCTCGACGACCTGCGCCTGCTCGGTCGCCGCATCGAAAAGGAGATCGGCAAGTGAACAACATGCTGCCGATCGTCGAGCAGTTGGCGGATTGCCAGACGCATGCCGAGCGTGCGGACTGGCTGATGCGCTGCCCGAACTTCATCTTTCACCGTGATCCCCTGGTGTTGCGCCGCATCCTGAATGCCGCCGGCCTGATCGCTGGCGCCGCCTATGTCGATGCCAAATTGGCCGAGCAAACCGCCACCCGCCTCGCGGACGGTTCGTTGCCTTTGACGATCCGCGCCAACGTCTACGCCGCCGAAATCGATCTGAAGATAGCGGCGCGGAAGGGAGGTGCGGCATGATGTATCCCTGGAAGCGCAAAGAAGTCATCGGCGATTGCACGCTCTATCTCGGCGACTGCCTCGATATCCTGCCGACGCTCGAAAAAGTCGGTGCTGTGGTCAGTGATCCGCCTTATGGGATGGCGTTTCGAAGCAACTTCCGCACCATTAAGCATTCGTCCATCGCCAATGATGGCAACGTCAGTCATCTGGTTTCGACCTGTGCGATAGATGCAGAGCACTCAAAATATATCTTCTGCCGTTGGGATAACCTATTCGACGTTCCCAAGCCGAAATCACTCGTCACCTGGGTAAAAAACAACTGGTCGATGGGTGATCTTGAGCATGAGCACGGTCGCCAGACGGAAGTCGCCCTGTTCTACCCTGGTCCAGCACATGATTTTCCGCGTGGCAGGCCAACCGACGTCATCAGCGCTCCGAGAACGGGAAATGCCTTTCATCCGACCGAAAAGCCAGTTCAGCTGATGATGGCTGTCGTTGAATGGACGCGCGGCGTTGTGCTCGATCCTTACATGGGCAGTGGCACGACGGGCGTCGCGTGCGCCAGGGGGGGGCGTCCCTTCATTGGAATAGAAATCGAAGAAAGCTATTTCGAAATCGCCTGCCAGCGCATTCGAGACACGTATCGCCAGGGAGACATGCTCACTCATTCCCGGTCGACGGCGCCGGCTCCGAAGCAATTCGGCCTTGCGTTGGGAGGATCTGACGAATGAGCAACGCCCGTTTCTCCATCATCCCAGCATGGATTGTCACAGATATGCGCCTGAAAGGCAGCGATCTCAAGGTGCTTTGCCTGCTCGGCACATATACGAACAAAGAGGGTTGGTGCCGCCGCAGTCAGGTCAAGATGGCCGAGCAATTGGGTTGCGGACGCTCGACGGTACAAGATTCGCTCAATCGCCTGGCTAATATCGGGGCCGTCGAAAAGCGCAAGGTTGATAGCGCCGATGGTCGCGACAGCGCCCATTGGTACCGTGTCATCCTCGATCGCGTCTTGGGAGCCGATGTCTTCACCGCCTTCGACGAGGAAGACGAAGAGGAATTCGGTCCTAGATCCGGCTCTCAGGCCGGCTGCACCCCTGCCGGCACACCGGCACCCCCTGCCGGTATACCGGCACCCCCTGCCGCCCCTAGACCGGCACCCCCTGCCGGCTCTGGGCCGGCACCTATTAACGATACTCTTAACGATCCTTCTAACGATCGAGAGAGAGCGCGGGATGCGGGCGAAGAGGATCTGAAAAAGATCCAGCGTGATTTCAAGCGCTGGTATCCGACCTGGCCGACTTACATCGGCGACAGCGAAGATGCTGCCTGGCGCGCCTTCCAAGCCCTGACGGCGGATGAGCGCGCGGCTTGCCTCGACCGAACGCCCGAGTTCATCAGCGCCGTGAAGGCCATCAAAGGCAAGTTCACCTATGCCAGCGTCTATCTGAAGGGCAAGGCTTGGGAGAAGCTTGGCGATCCCAGATCAGAACTGGCGACGCCTGTTGTTCACAATCCTTACAGCCGCGCATGGATGGCTTTGCGTCTCGCCGAGCTGCTTAAGCCGATGGCAACCGCCATGCCTGTCCTGACCGCATTCCAGCGTGCGCAGGTGGCGGCGGGTGGTGATGCTGCCCGCCAGGTGGAGCGCGAGCGCCGCGAAAAATACGGCTGGCCGAAGGTAAACACCATGCATCAGTTCGCCGAACGTGCGCAGGGCGTGACCGTGCCGGCGCAGCTCGTCGTGATCTCGGAAGGCTTTGAGAGATTGCACCGCGACAGCGAACAGGCTGCCGCGTGGCAGGAATTGCATGCACGGAAGGGCTGGCCGTGGCTTCCTCTTCCGCAAGGCGTGAACTGGCTGTTCTTCCCGGCAGGCGAGCCGGCGGAAGCAATGGCGGAATTCGAACGGGCAATCAGCGAGGGACGTGACAATGACCATGCATAGGACAATCACCATGGGCGACAAATTCGACATGGCACGGCTGATGCCGATACTCGAAAAGCAGGCGCATCTGCGTTCGATTCGTGCCCGCATGCTCGATCTGGCGAGCGCGAATCAGGACGGCGAACGTCATTGGTATGTGCTGGAGACCTTCGCCAGCTGCGAAAGGGCTGTGGAAAAGCGCCTCGCCGATGAAAATGTTCGTGCCTATCTGCCGATGATCGACGGCGGCAAAGCGGTCATACGTCATCGCGTTGTACAGCGTTTACCGCGCCCTGCCCTGCCCGGTTATTTGCTGGTTTCTCTCGTGCCGTCACCTGCAGCCTTCGCCGCTTTGAGCAATTTGAAGCAGGTGGTTGGCTTCGTTGGCGTCGCCGAGAAACCGCATCGTGTATCCGATGAAGATGTGAACAGATTCAAGATCAAGCTCGGCGAGTATGATGCGAACAGCGTCCACTCCGAGAAGTTCGCCAAGGGTGATTGGGTGCGCTTTGAGGAAGGGCCTTTCATCGGCTATTCCGGCCGCATCGTGAAGATCCGCAAGATGTCTGTGATGCGCGGCATGAAGCCGATCGGGGTAGAGGCGATCGTTGAGATACGCTTCGGCGATCAGGTAAAGCCGATCGATACCCCTCTTGCACTGCTCGAAAAACTGTGAGCTTATTTGCCCTGCGGATGATCTGATGATCCTGAGCAAGCGTTTGACCCGCCCGACAAGAACGGGCCGGAAGTGAGGGAAACCTCCACGTGGGTATGCCGGTCAGACCCTGCCTTGACGGTCTCAAACGGAGACATCGATTCAAGGCCAGTGCGCAAGCTATGTCTCCCGACTTGAACGATAGGCGGCCTTAGGGCCGCCTTTGTCGTACATAGGGTATGGCAAGCAAGCCGAAGTCCTTCCGCCTTCGTGGCACGCCGACCAGTCGGCAGCGCGAACGCGAGTATGACCGCGAGCGTGATCAGCGCCCTGGTCGCCAATGGTATAAGACCGGGCGTTGGCAGAGCGAGCGACGGCAGTTCCTTGCTCTTCCTGAAAACCAGTTCTGCAGACGATGCGAGCAAGCTGGCCTGCTCAATGCCGGTCACCTGACGATGCACGGCGAGCTGCAGAGCAACCCACGGCGCATGCATCTGGTCGTCGACCATATCAAGCGCCACCATGGCGACGAGCGCCTCTTCTGGGATTGGTCGAACTGGCAGCCTCTCTGCCCCGATCACCATGACATCGTGAAGCAGGCGGAAGAGAAGGCGGTCAGGCCCTCCTAGGGGGGGCGGGTCAAAAGTCTGGAGGCCTGAGGGCCTAGACCGGTGGGTGTGCCCGCGCGCATCGCCGCGAAATTAGCCGAATTATTTTTTTTCTCTCTCGCCAAGATAGGAGGGCGAACGATGACGCGTGGTCGTAAGCCCGACACGGCGGAGCAGCAGGCAGCAAAGGGTGCACCGGGAAAGCGCATGACCGCGCAGCAGGCGCAGAAGGTTCGCGATACCAAGCCCATCGCGATCTCTGTTGGTCGCGTCATGCCTCCGAAGTGGCTGACGAAGAACAGGAAGGCCGTCGAGGTCTGGAACGAAATCGTTCCGAACCTGCAAAAGCTGAATCTCATCAACGAACTCAGCAGTGGCCCGTTTGCGCGGTATTGCACCTATGTCGTCGGTTGGATTGCTGCCTGCGAGACGGTGCGCAAAGAAGGCGCCTGGTACGACGCGGTCGGTACCAACGGCGAACCGCTGAAAAAGATGCATCCGGCATTCAAGGCCATGGAGAGCTACCAGAAGTTCTTCAACGATATCGAGCCGTCCTTCGGCCTGCGCCCGGATGCCCACTACAAGATTATGCGTGACCAGGCGGCTGCCTTCGGCCTTGGCAACCTGCCTCTCTGGGGCGGTCAGCCGGCGGCTGCTGGCGAGAAAACACAGCCGGCGCCCGAAGATCCGAAGCCGGAAGCGGGCCAGCAAGAAGCAATGGGCCTGCTGAAATCCTTCGATTCCGCGCCGCCGAGCCGCCCGAATTGACCGATGGACGGCGTATCGACGGCGGCTATTCAGGCTTCTGCCGGTGCGCAGCTGTGGCCGGAGCCGGAATGGATCAAGGAGGCCGCCGATAATCGCGGCTGGGAGTGGGCGCGCACCGCCTGGCGGCGATGCTGCACGGTTGCCGGCGCCTGGTTCGACTATGCCAAGGCTGACGCGGCGGTAAAGCTCTTCCCGGAGATCTTTCGCCTGACGGAAGACCGATTCGCCGGCAAGCCCTTCCGCCTCGGCCTGTGGCAGGAAATTATCGTCCGTCTGCTCGTAGGCTGGAAAGCGCCAAACGAGATCATCGACGAACAGACCGGCGAGCCGACCGTTGTTCATGTCCGGATCTTCCGGCGCCTCATGCTTTGGGTGCCGCGTAAGAATGGCAAATCGGAGTTTTTGGCAGCGCTATCGCTGCTGTTCTTCATCCTTGACGGCGTTGTCGGCGGTCAGGGGTTTGTGTTTGCCCGCGACGAAAAGCAGGCGCGGATCATCTTCGACAAGATGAAGGCCATGATCAGCATGTCGCCCTCTCTCGGCGATGCGCGCATGTTCAAGAAGTCGATCTATTTGCCGAAGATTCGAGCGCTGTTTGAGCTGCTATCGGGCAAACCTGAAGGTAAACACGGCAAATCGCCGACCGTCATAACCGGCGACGAAATGCACGAGTGGGAAACGCCGGATCTGGCGAACTTCCTGCGCCAGGGCACCGGTGCCCGTCTTGAGCCGATTGAGCTGTACGCGTCCACGGCGGGCGTCAAATCGAACAAGACCGGCTATGCGCTGTGGGAGGAAAGTCAGTCGATCCTTGAGGGTCGTATTGACGATCCGACGACACTGGTCGTCATTTTCGCTCTTGCTGAAGACGACGATTGGGAAGATGAGGCGAACTGGTCAAAAGCAAACCCCTCGCTTGGGATATCGCCGACCGTACAATTCCTGCGGCGCGAAGCGGCCATCGCCAAGGATAACCCCCGCGCCGAGGCGCATTTCCGCTGTTACCACGCCAACCAGTGGATTGATGCGGTTGTTCGCTGGCTGAACCTGAAAAAGTGGGATGCCTGCACAGCTGACGCCACGATGTGGAAGAAATGGCGCGACGGTGAAGGGCTTGAGGGCAGAAAGTGCTTCAGCGCCTTCGACGTGTCTGCAAATCAGGACATCACCGCGCGCGTTCTGGCATTCCCGCCTGATGAGACGACAGATCGGTGGATTCTCTCGGCGAAATTCTGGGTGCCGGAGGCAATCGCGCCACTTCGGACCAAACGCGACCGCATCTCCTACGATCAGTGGGTGAAGATAGGCGCGATCGAGCCGACGCCAGGCGATTATGTCGATCAGAGCTTTGTCCAGCATCAGCTGGAGGATGATCTTGAGCGGTATGATGTCGAGTTGATGGGCTACGACCCTTGGAACGCCGTCAAGCTCTACACGGACATGGTGAAGGGCGGCGTTGACGAAGAGCGCTTCCTGAAGATGCGCCAGGGCATCCCGACGCTGGGCGAACCGACGAAGTTTTTCGAGCGCCTTATCATGTCCGGAAAGCTCGATCACGGCGGCCATCCTGTCCTGCGATGGATGGCTGGCAACGCCGCAGTCAAGTTCGATGACAATCTGAACTATGCGCCGACGAAAAAGAAGTCGGCCGAAAAGATCGACGGCATCGTTGCGAGCGTGATGGCTGTCGGCCTGTCGATGGCCGAGACGGAAGAAGAAATGCCCTCCCTGGAGTTGCTATGAACCTGCGAGATCGTATAGCCGGCCTGGTCGCCGGGCGGGACGTTTCGTTGCCGCCGCTGGACAAAAGCGTGGAGCCGCAAATCTCGGCTGCAGGCGAGCCGTTTATTCCGGCGCCGATGATCACGCCTGGCACAGAAATGTGGAGCGTCTTCTCCGAGGTCGCCGGTAAGCTGCCGGCGCCGACCGAGCGCACGGCCCTGACGGTCTCGGCAATTTATGCCTGCGTCAACATCATTGCGGGCGCGATATCGGCGCTTCCCGTCAACATCTATCGCATGAACCTGAAGAATGGCGAGCGCGACCAGATCTATGATGACGATCTGCTTTGGGTGCTGAACGAGCAAATGACAGCGCGTTGGGCCGCCGCCACCGGCTGGGAATTCCTCGTTCAGTCGCTTCTGTTGCATGGTGACGCCTTCGCGATCATCAATCGGAAACCCGGCGGTGCTATCGATGGGCTGACGCCGACGCATCCCCTGCGTGTCACGGTCGGGGTCTGGCCTGACGGATCACGCCTTGTCTATGCGGTCGCGCCGGAGTTTCCCGGCAGCTCGAAAGAGGCGTACCAGATCGTCGACCAGGACGACATGCTGCATATCCCTGGCTTTGGCTTTGACGGGCTGCGCGGTCTCTCTCCCCTGCGCCATGCGCTTCGGATGACGGGCGCCTCGGCCATCGCCATGCAGGAATTTGCCGCCAACTTCTTCGCCAACTCGGCGCGCCCGGATTATGCGCTCGGCACGGAACAGAAGTTCGACGAGAAGCAGATAAAGCAGCTTCGTGCCGAGATCGAGGAGAAGCACCAGGGCGTCGGCAATTCCCATCGGCCGATGCTGCTGCATGGTGGCCTAAAGATCCTGCCGATCACCATGCCGCTGAAGGACATGGAGATGGTCGCGACGCGTCAGCTTCAGATCGAGGAAATCGCTCGCATCTATGGCGTGCCGCCTTTCATGATCGGCCATAACGAAAAGACCACAAGTTGGGGTTCCGGTGTCGAAGCAATGGCGGTCGGCTTTGTCCGTTTCACCCTTCGTCAGCACCTGACGAAGTTCCAGACCGAAATGAACCGCAAGCTCTTCCGAACCGCATCGCGTACCGCCGAGTTCGACACATCGGATCTTGAGCGGGCGGACATGAAGTCGCTCTTTGAATCGCTTCGCACAGCGATGGGGCGCGCTGGCGAGAAGCCGCTTATGTCCCAGAACGAGGCCCGGCGCGTCATCCGACTGAAGCGCGTCGAAGGCGGCGACAATGTCGACGGTATCCCCGCCACCCAGCCAACAAACCAGAACGGATCTCAGCCATGAACAAGCTATTCGCCCTCTTCGCGGCCAATAAGAAGCGCGGCTCGTTTCACGCGGAAGGCAACACGATCTATCTCTATGACATGATCGTCGATGACGAGATGGAAGCCGAATGGTTCGGCGGGATCTCGCCAGCCGGCTTCATTTCGCAGCTGAAGGCTATGAAGGGCGACGTTGCGATCCGCGTAAACTCACCGGGCGGTAGCGTCTTCGGCGCCGTGGCGATTTGCCAGGCCATGCGCGAATATGATGGCAACATTACCGTCCACGTCGACGGCTATGCTGCATCCGCCGCTTCAGTGATCGCCGTCGCCGCTCCGAAAGTGGTCATGGCGCCCGGCTCTTTCATGATGATCCACAATGCTTGGACGTTCGCCATCGGCAATGCCAACGATTTAATGGCTATGGCTGGCGTTCTCGAAAAGATCGACGGCAGCATCGCCGATTCCTACGCTGCCAAAAGCGGCAAGGATGCCGCTGAATTTCGTGATCTGATGGCGGCGGAAACGTGGTTCACAGCTGCAGAAGCTGTCGCCATGGGCATTGCCGACACAATCGCGGAAGACAAGCCGAAGGCGGCGGCTCAATGGGATATGAGCGCATTCGCCGCCGCTCCCAAGCTTGCCGAGCCCCCTGCCGAGCAGGACCATGATGCCATTTCCATGCGGATCAGGCAGCACGCCGCCCGCATGTTGACCAGAGCTGCCTAGCGCGCCGCGCTTGCAGATAGACGGCCGGCAGATCGGCCATTTCAACCAACCGAAAGGATATGACGATGTCTCTACAGGCATTGAGGGAAAAGCGCGCGGCTAAGGCTAAGGCGCTCAATGAACTGGTGAACAAGACCGACTGGAATCCGGAAAAGGACCAGCCGGTTTATGACGCCGGTATGCAGGAAATCGACGAGATCGATGCTCATATCAAGCGCATTTCCGACATGAACGAGAAGGTTGCCCGCGAAACGCTGAACAATGGCGTTATCGAGGCCTCCGAGCGTGCCGGCAAAGACCAGAAATCGGCAGGCGCCGCCGTTTACGCCAAATGGCTGCGTAATGGCGATAAGGCCCTGACGGCAGAGGATTGGGAGATCGTGCGCAACACGATGTCCACCACGACGCCGAGCGAAGGCGGTTATACGGTTGCCACCGAAGTCGCAACTTCCGTTCTTGAGGCTCTAAAGGCTTACGGAGGCATGCGCGCCGTCGCCGATGTCATTCAGACAGCCTCCGGTAACCCGATGACGTTCCCGACCTCCGATGGCACCTCGGAAGAAGGTGAAATTGTCCCGGAAAATACGGCGGCGACGGATGCTGATGTCAGTTTCGGCACCACCGGCCTTCCGGTCTACAAGTATTCGTCCAAGGTGGTTACCGTGCCGTGGGAGCTGCTGCAGGATAGCAGCGTTGATATCGAGGCCTTCGTTCGCGGGCGCCTCGTCACGCGCCTCGGCCGCGTCACCAATCGTCACTTCACTGTCGGCACAGGTGTGGCCCAGCCCAACGGTATCATGGTTGCGGCTCCGATCGGTGTGACGGCGGCGAACGGCTCTTCTCAGGTGACGAGCGTCACCTATGATAGCCTGGTCGACCTGCAGCATTCGGTCGATCCCGCCTATCGTGAGGGCGGCGATTGCCGGTTCATGATGAACGACGACACGGTGCGCATCGTTCGCAAGATCAAGGATGGTCAGCAGCGCCCGATCTTTGTTCCGGGCTATGAAAGCGGCAATCCTGGTGGCGCGCCCGATCGCCTGCTTGGATCGCCGATCCAAGTCAACCAGAGCGTCGCATCCATGGCTGCTAGCGCCAAGTCCATCGCATTCGGTGACTTCAACAAGTACAAGATCCGCGATGTCATGGCGATCCAGATGTTCCGGTTCACCGACTCCGCCTACACCAAGAAGGGCCAGGTTGGTTTCCTCGCATGGATGCGTTCGGGCGGTAACTTCACCGACATTGGCGGGGCTGTGAAGACCTTCGTCAACGGTGCCTCCTAACAAACAAGGGCTTATTCGGGTTGTCGACTGACGGCCCGATTTCTTCCTGATGTCGAAACAAGGAACATGACCATGGCAAATGAAAAGAAAGGCGATGGCGAAGCCGTCGCAACGAAGCGCGTCAAGTTGCTGTCCTTCCTCAGTGGCAAGGATGGTTCGCTGCCTCCAGCCTCGGTTGTCGATCTGGATCAGACGGAAGCGGAACGCCTCATCGAGCTCGGCGCGGCCGTCGAGATCGACGAAGTTAAAGCCGACGAAGAGCAGAAGGGCTAACCATGCCTGTCCAAGTCATCACGCCTCCGGCCCCGATCGTGACGCCGGCAGATATTCCTGGCGGTCATGCCGCCGATGACGCCACGATCGTAGCCATGATCGCGGCCGTCACGGAAGATATCGACGGTCCTGGCGGATGGCTTGGACGCTCGCTCGGAAAGCAGACGCTGGAATTGACCTTGGGGCGCCCCAAGGACTGCTCTGCGAAGTCATTTCCTTCGCGCGCAATCGCGTTGCCCTATCTGCCCGTCATCGCGAATGCGGTGACCGTGAAATATCTTGACCTTGATTTAGCGGTCCAGACAGTCGACCCGGTAAGCTACAAGGTCTTTGACGATGCGGTCTGGTTCAATTCGGACTTCATCTTTCCTGCCGTCGCCGACGCTCCGGATGCCATTCGCATCCGGTACGATGCTGGGTACGGCGGATCTACCGGCAATGGTTCGGTTCCGGAGCGGGCAAGGCAGACGATCATTCTCTGTGTTCAGGATCTCATGCGCCTGCAGGCGAGTGATTTCGCCGTGCGCTCCGAGACTGTCGAAGGCGTCGGCGCCACGAATTACCTCGACCAGGATCGCGTCAGCGCCATCGTGGAAAAAACATGCGAGCGACTGCTCGCCAGGCTATGGGTGCCAGTGCTGTGACGCCGGATGTTGCCATCGCCATGCTCGATCGCCAACTCGCGCAGCACGGCAAGACGGTCACTGTCATGCGCGGCAATCCGGATGCGCCGGCCGCCTCCGTCTCTGCGAAAGGCTTCGTGCGCGGCGACAGGGCGACGGATATTTCCGGCGAGAGCGGGATTCTGCAGCGCACGAGCACCATCGTCCTGTCGCCGACCGATTTCGCAGCGTGGCCCGCGCCGCTGCCTCGGAAGGGCGATTGGGCGACAGTCGCCGGCCAGACGCGCACGATCGTCGAATTCGACCATATCGCCCTCAACGATATCGTGGTCCGCATAGAGCTGACGGTGGAAGACTGATGGCGAAGTTCGAGACATTCGATCGCGATATCAAGATCGCCACCGCAGGCCTGTCGGAAGAGGCAATATCGACTGCCCTCGCCAAGTTCGCCCGCTCCGAGCTTGCGCGCGTCATACAGAGCAAACAGGGCACGTCTGCGTATTCGCGCTTCGTCAACGGCCGCGAGGGCGCGGTTGAGGAAAGCGTCAAGGCGCCAGGTCCCATCGTCTATGTGTTCTCGTGGTGGCAGTCGATCATACAGGATGCGCTTGCCGCCCTGATCGCAGTCAGCCCGACGAAGACAGGCCGCTTCGTGAAATCCTTCATTGTCATCGTCAACGGGCGCCTGGTGACGGACTTTTCCGATATCGAGCCCGGTTCGGAAGTCATCATCACCAATGCGCAGCCCTATGTCCGCAAGATTCAGGTCGGCGCCATGAAGATGAGCGTTCCGCCGCGCATTTTCGAGCAGGCCCGTAAGGCACTGCTCGCCAAATACACCCAGCAGCTCATCAGCTGCCAGGTCACCTTCCTGGATATCGAAGGCGGCGTGCATCCGCTGATCCCTTACATTCTGAAGGGCCACCAGCGCAGTGTTGTGGTCAGCAAGTCAGGTCGAGCGCGGAGCCGCCGCAAGGATACCGAAGCCGGTCAGCCGCTCACCTATCCAGCCCTCGTGTTGAACATGGTGCATTGATGTCCAGCCTGGAAGCCTATGACGCCATCCATGATTATCTGGTTCCCGCATGGTCCGGCCCGACGCTGGCTTTCGAGAATGATGGCTTCACGCTGCCCGAAACGCCGACGCTCTGGGTTCTGGTCGAGATCTTCGGCGATATCTACGAGCAAGCCTCGATCGGTGCCGAAACGGTGCGTTCGAACCTCTGGCGTGAAGAGGGGCAGATCCAGGCCCATTTCATGACGCCGCGCGGCTCCGGCACGCGGGAAGCCCGGCGATATGCTGTGCAGTTCCTCGATCTCTTCCGTGGGCAGGAGATCGGCGACATCATTTTCGAAACCGGATCGATCGGCGCCGGCAGTGCAGGCGATACGACCGGCGCCTACTTCCGCATGACCGCGACGATCGACTGGCGCCGCGATTTCTAGCACCCGGCCGTAATCGGCCCTTACCCTGATGGAGAAAGACCATGGCTGGTAGTGATACCAATCGCGTCCGCATGACCACCGTGCGGGAAACTTCGCTCGGCGTCACGCCGACGCCAACGCCGCGCATGCGCGGCCATCGCTTTACCGGTGAGACCTTGGCCTATGAGCCGGTCTTCATCGACTCCGAAGAGATCCGCGACGACCGCATGAATTCCGATCCGATCAAGGTCGACGAGACCAATCAGGGTCCGGTCAACGGCGAGATTTCTTATCCGGTGGATGGCTCGCCGCTGTCGCAGTTTCTCGAAAGCCTCTTCTTCAACCCGTGGGTCAATACACCCTCGCGTGACAATGACGGCACGGCGGCCAGCGTCATTACCGGCGTCACGGCCTCGACCGGTGTCATCGCCGTGACGGCCGGCGCCGCCTTCGTTCTCGGCCATCTCGTGCGCCTCTCCGGCTTCGCGCAGGCAGGCAATAATGGCCTCTTCCGCATTACCGCTGGCTCGGCCACGGTCCCGGCCGTAGGTGCGGCACAGTTGACGGATGAGGCGGCGCCTCCGGCCACCGCGCGCGTCAAGGTCGTCGGCGCGCAGGGCGTGGCCGGCGATATCGCCGCCGTCGCCGATGGTCTTACCGCGACCGCGCTCGATTTCACCACGCTCGGCCTCGCTGTAGGCCAGTGGATCAAGGTTGGTGGCACAGGCGCCAATTTCCGTTTCGCAACCGCCGCGACGAACGGCTGGGCGCGCATCGTCGCCATCGCCGCAGGCAAGCTCACGCTCGACAATCTGCCGACAGGCTGGGCCGCCGATGCGGGTGCTGGCAAAACCATCCGCATCTTCTTCGGTGACAGGCTGAAGAACGGCACGACCACGCTCAGCCAGACGATCGAGCGCGGCTGGATGGGTCAGGCCGAACCCTCCTACATCATCCAGCGCGGCATGGTCGTCGGTCAGGGCGAGTTCACCTATGAGAGCAGGGCCATCGCCAAATATGTCCTCACCTTCAGCGGCATGACTGGCGAGGCGACGACCGTATCGCTCGACGATACGCCTGATCCGGTGACCACGAACCGCAGCATGGATTCCGCCGTCAGCGTCGGCCGCATCGCCGAGAATGGCGTCGCGGTCGGCGGCCCGAACTTCGTTAAATCGGCCGGCATCACCATCAACAACAACCTGCGCATGCTCGATGCCATTCGCAACGATGGGAAGGTGGGCGCGGTCGATATCGGCACGGGCAGCTGCGACGTGGCCATCAGCCTGCAGACCTATTTCGGTTCGCTCGATCTGCTGACCAGGCTGTTCAACTCGGCCGTCACCAATCTCAACCTGCGCATTGCGAAGGATAACCAGGCGCTGATTACCGCCGTCCCGCGCATGACGATGACGGGCGGCAGCACCAACGCGCCGGGCAAAAACCAGGACTCCATGCTGCCGATCACCGCCAAGGCCTCCAAGGATCCGCTGACCTCGGCGCATATCCTGATGGATCGCCTGGAATATTTCGAAGTCTGATTTTCAACGAAACGGAACGATACAATGGTTGTGAAACTCGCATCCCTCAAAGCCGATCTGGCGCGCGAAGCCAAGGGCGACTGGATTGACTATCCAGATTTGCCCGGCGTCGCCTTCAAGGTTAGCTCCACTCTGTCCGAGCCGTTCGTGACCGAACGCGATCTCTTTCTGAAGAAGATGGCGGCTCGCAATAAGCCGGTCGGGCCGAACGATCCGGAAATGGTGCGCGGCATTGGGCAGCTCTATTGCCAGCACATCCTGCATGACTGGAAGGGCTTTGACGCTGCCTATTCCGAAGAGGTGGCGCTTGAGGCTCTGACGGATGTCGCCCATCGCGACTTGCGCAATGCGGTGGATTGGTGCGCGCGGAAGATTGCAGAGGTGAATGTCGAGTTCGTGGATGCTGCAGTAAAAAACTCCGAAGCGCCTTCCGCTGGCGGCTGACAGAGGAAGGCAATAACGACTGGTTGGCGGATCTCGCCGCCGAAAACCCGGAGGAAGCGGCCTTCATTCAGCTGAAGGTTGCTCCGGATGAAGCCAAGCCGGAGCCCTGGCATGGCCTCTATTTCAGGGCTTGGGAAGATCTGCGGTTCGATCGCTTTTATGGAGCTTTCGGCGGCGAAGCTCCGATCAGCTACGTCGCCATGAGTCGCTTTGCTGAAGATCACGAGATCAGAGGCGAGGAATTCGCGCAGTTTCGTCGCTTCCTGCAGGCGATCGACGCGGAATGGATCAAGTTTGCGGCTGAGAAGACGGAGCAGTGACACTCAGCAGCGCGCCGCATCACCGAGGTAGATTTTTCCTCGACTTGAGAAGAATTTGAACGGCATGAAGCCCGCGTATCCACCCTGGCGGTTCTTTGCATTTACCAGCCCACAAATGATGCCGGGTTCCGGCTGATAAAGCTTCGCCAGCTGGACCGATGACGGGTCTGCGAATTGAACCAACATTGTGTCTGCCAAGACCGTCATTGCCGCCTGATCAAGACCCTTCTCAGTGCCGTCCGCTACGGTAAATGCCATCGCTGGCGCGGCTGCCAAGACGCAGCAACCTATCGCGAAAATGAGTTGTCGCATGTTCTCTCTCCAATCGGCGAGACAATACCGAACACAGATGAAAGGTAAATAGTCGTGGTTGTTGCTCTGTCCTCATTGCGCGTCGGCGCTGAAGTGGATTCCAGCAAGTACACAGCCGGCATGTCCGCCAAGGTGGCCGCTGATAAGGAAGGTGCCGCATCGAGTGTCGCGGTCGGCGAGGCGCTGACCGCGACCAATACAAAGATCAGCCAGAGCGGTGACCTCCTGACACGGCTTCGTCGTCAGTATGTTGACGGTGCCGCCAATGCGCAGCGTTTCGAGAGCGCGATCACGACACTCGGTAGAGGTATCGAACGTGGTGCAGTGCCTCTTAGTCAGGTCAGCTCGATCCTGGACGGCATCTACAGAAAGTATCAGCTGACGGCCGACGCAGCCTCTTTGATGGAGCGCGGTCAGGTAGAGTTGGCGCAGGCTGTAGAAGCCGCAAATGCCAAACTCAAGCAACAGAATAGCATCGTCCCTGCAAACCAAAATGCCAAACCAACTAGCAACTTTCAGACGACGAATGTTGCTTATCAGCTGCAGGACATCTTTTCGACGGCTGCGCTCGGATCGTCGCCATTCACCGTTGCGCTACAGCAGGGTCCGCAGTTGGCCTCGATCTTCGGCGAGACTGGCGCGGCTGGTGCCGTAAAGACGCTCGGCTCGGCATTCCTGAGCCTCATCAATCCCGTTTCTCTCGTCACAATCGGCCTTACGGGCCTGACTGCGGCTGCCATTCAGTATTTCAGCTCGACGGCCGATCAGTCGAAAAAGGTCGAAGGTTTACTTGCGCAGCATGCCGCGAACGTGAGGGCTATCAAGGATGCCTACGGCGTAGCGGCTGAAGGGTTGAAGGAATACGGATCTGAGAGTCGTGCTGTTCTCACCGCGAACAGCACGCAGACATTGAAAGCGACGCAGGAGATCGTTTCGAGTGCGGCGCAAAGCAAGCTGCGCGAAATTCTCAGCCTTCCGATGTCAGACTTTGCCGGTCCAATCGATACCCTCGACAAATTTCGGGCGGCGATGAATAATTTGAGGAATTCCATTAACGCTAGCCGGCCTGATCTGTTGGCGTACCGGAATGACCTTTCGCAGATCGTCATCAGCAACGAAGCCTCTGACTCGCAAAAGAAGCTTGCTGATCGCCTTCGTACGCTCGACGACGAAACGTTAAAGGCCGTAACGTCGCTTCCCATGATGCGGGCGCAGTTGTCGACCATTGGCGGAACGGCTGCAGCGCAAGTGAATGGTATCGCTCAGCTGACTGAAGCGATAAGAGGCCTGCAAAATCTCAGTCTGCCTTCCCTGACCGATACCGAGCAAGCGGACAAACTATATGAGACAGCGGTAAACCGGGCGACGACGCGCGAGCAGAAGGATGACGCTTATAATGCGTACCAGGCTGCCCTGCAGCGGATTTCGGATCAAAACCCGCTGGTCGATATGGGTGACGGCAAATACGCGCCGCCGCCGACGCCAGAAAAGCGCCCCAACATCGAACTTGAAGGCCTCCCCGGTGCTGACAAGATCGACCGGGCGGCGCAGTCGGCCAAGAATGCCTATCGCGATGTCATCAAGAACGCTAATGACCGCATTCAGCAGATGCAGCAGGAAGCTCAGACAGCAGGCCAGACGGGCATCGCCGCCGAGACGCTGAGCTTCAAGCTTAAGATCCTGCAGGATGCCACGGACAAGGGCCGCACGGTCACTGCCGCGCAGCGGGCCGAAATCGACAAGCTGGCGGAATCCTACAGGGCGGCGGCGACTGCGGCGGCTTCGGCCAAGCTCGGCCAGGATATTGCTTTCCAGCAGCGGCAGTTGGGCCGTTCGTCGCTCGATCAGACGGTCGCCTCCACCCTGCAGCAGTACGGTTTGCCGGAAAACCTCAATTCCTATGAGGCGCAGCTGATCCGCTCCAATGAGCAGCTGAAGCTTTCGCGCGACCTGGCCGGCGATTTCGCCTCCACCTTGGCGAATGGCCTGCGGCAGGGCGAAGGCCTCTGGAAATCTCTTGGCGATGCCGCGACCAGCGTTCTCACGAAGATCTCCGATATGCTGCTCAATGACGTGCTGAACAGTCTCTTTCGGGTCAACAGTGCCGCATCGTCCTCGGGAGGCGGCGGTATCCTGTCTGGCCTCGGCAGCCTGCTCGGCCTCGGCGGCTCTTCGGCCTTCCCTCCGGCGCCGACGTCAGGCCTCGGCCTCTTCGCCAATGGCGGTGTCTTCAGCAACAGCATCGTCACGCGCCCGACACTGTTCCCCTTCGCCAATGGCACAGGCCTGATGGGCGAAGCGGGTCCGGAAGCCATCATGCCGCTCCGGCGCGATGCGTCCGGAAGGCTCGGTGTCAGCGCGCCAAGTAATGACAATCGCTCTTCCGGCGGCTCCAGCATTGGCGGCGTGCATGTGTCCGTTGGCGTCACCTTCGATCAGGATGAAGGGTTCCGCGCCTATGTGAAAGATGTGGCGCAGACAGAGGCCGGTTCCGCGGTGCAGGACGGCATATCACAATATGATCAGCAGATGCCGGATCGCGTCGCGCAGATCAATCTGCATCCGAGGCGCCGATGACCGTCATTTATCCCTATTCGCTTTCCGCCTTCGCGGATCTGCTCAAGATCGCCAGTGTCGTTTGGGATGTCCAGCGCAATGACGAGCTGAGCGGGATAGGCGATGGCCGCATCTGGCAGGCCGAACTGGCGCCGCCGCTCTGGACTGGCACGGTAACGCTCGTGCCGATGCTGAACCAGGCGGCAAAGCAGATCGCGGCTCGCATCCGCAAGCTGCACGGCGCACAGGAAGCACTCTTCCTCTATGATCCGCTGTCGCAGTATCCGCAGGCCGATATCGGCGGCGTGACGCTGGGTGCATCGGCCGTCAAGGTCTCTTCCGTCGGCGGCAACTTCGATACCTTGGCGCTCAAGGGGCTGCCCGCGAATTATGTCCTGACGGTCGGTGACAAGATGCAGATCGCCTATGGTGCCAATCCGATGCGTTACGCCTTCCTTGAAGTGTCGGAAACGGTCGCGGCGAACGGCGCTGGTGTGACAGCGAGCTTCGGCGTCTTTCCGTTCGTGCCCACGGGCATCGTCGCCGATCTCGCCGTGACGCTGATCAAGCCGGCCTGCAAATGCGTCATTGTTCCGGGTAGCGCCAATCCCGGTACGGCGGGCGGCAGCAATGGCGGCGGCGTCACCACGGGCCTGACATTCAAGGTCATCCAGAAGAAATAGCATGAAGAACACATCATCAGCATTTCTCGCGGCTCTGTCAGGAGCGCGCGATAGCGCCCTCGTGCCGCGTCAATTCGTCTGGTTCACCGCCAAGGCGCTCGATACCGGCGCGCCGGTATCGCTCGGCATATGGACCGGAGACGAGGATATCAACATATCGGTGATCTCGGGCGTCACCGGCCTGCCGGAGGCGCGCACCTATTATGGTGCAAGCAACCTTTCGGTCGGCGAGATCGCCCGCACATCGGATCTGACGGTCCAGACCGTCAGCATCAAGCTCAGCCAGATCGCCACGGCCGCACAGCAACTGGTCAGGGGTTACGATCTGCGCCTGGCCGCCGTCGAGATCCATGACATGGCTTTCGACATCGCGTCCCGCCAGCCAGTCTCGGCGCCGGAAATCGCCTTCCTCGGCCTGGTCGATGGCGCGCCGATCAAGACGCCGTCGGTGGGAAATGAGGGCGATATCACCATCAAATGCGTGTCTGCGGCAATCTCGATGCTCGACCGGCCGAACACCGTCAAGAGCAGCTACGAGGGCCAGAAGCGCCGCAACGGCGATGAATGGGGCCTCTATTCCAGCACCATCGCGAATTGGACCATCAATTGGGGGCAAAAGGGATGATCGAGCTTGTTCGCCTGCCTAACTGGCGCGCCCGCTTCGCAGCCGAGGTCGATCGCCTGAAGCATACGCCGTTCGCTTGGGGCGCGCATGACTGCGGTCCAGGCCTTGCCGGCAATCTCGTGCTGGCGCTGACCGGCGTCGATTGCGCCGCTCAATGGCGCGGCAGCTATTCCACCGCCGCTGAAGCGCTCGCCCTGATGAAGGAAGCCAAGTTCAAAAACCTTGGCGATATGGTCGCCGCCATGCTGCCGGAGATCCATCCGAGTGCTGCGCGCATCGGCGATGTTGCGGCGATCCCTGTGGAGTCGCCCTTCGGCTTCGCGCTCGGCGTCGTCAATGGCGAGCGTATTTTCGTGCTGCGTGAAGATGGATTGGGAACCGTCGATCTGCTCGACGCAACAAGGGCCTTCCGGGTCGGCTGATCGATGAAGCTCATATCCTTATTCCTGAACGTCCTCAGCATTTGGCTGATGGCGGACCCGGCGCTTGCCGCTCCGGTGGCGGCCGCGATCGGTGTGATTGCCAAGTTCGCGCTTGGCAGCGTCATCGGCAAGCTGCTGGTCACCGTCGCCATCAACTTCGGCGTCTCGCTGATCGCCAAGGCGATGCAGAAGAAGACCAGCACGGCGCAGACGCAGACAGGCGTCAAGCTGCAGATCAGCATGGGCGACGATCAGCCCATGTCCTTCACGCTCGGCAACTATGCCACGGCCGGCCGCCGCAAATATATCGGCACATGGGGTGAGGACGGCAAGACGCCGAATGCCTACCTGACCGACGTCGTCGAGCTTGGCAATCTGCCGGTTTCCGGTCTCAACGGCATGTGGGCCGATGATCGCCACTGCACCATCCTGTGGGCTGAGCCGGCCGCTGATGGACGTGGCTATCCGGTCGCGGAATATCGCGTCAATGGTAAGGATTATCTCTGGATCAAGTTCGTCGACGGCACGCAGGCGACGGCGGATGCCTTCGTGCGCGCCAAGTTCGGCACGGATCCTGATCGCCCGTTCAAGGCGACGATGATCGGTTATGGCTGCCCCTATGTCGTGGTCACCGCGCGCTACAATACCGATCTGTTCTCCGGCCTGCCGAACTGGCTGTTCGAAGTCGGATCGATCAAGCTTTATGACGTGCGCAAGGATAGCACCAACGGCGGGTCCGGTTCGCACCGCTGGAACACGCCGTCCACATGGGAGCCGTCCATCAATCCGGCCGTCATGATCTACAATCTCGTGCGCGGCATCTATTATGGCAGCGACTGGCTCTATGGCGGCCAGAACCTGGCGGCCTTTGCCCTGCCGCCGTCCAGCTGGATTGCCGGCGCCAATGCCTGCGATATCGCCGTCTCGCTGAGTGGCGGCGGCACGGAGCCGGCCTATCGCGCCGGCTACGAGGTTCATTGCGATCAGACAGCGCTTGATACGATCAACGAGCTGCTGAAAGTCGCCAATGCCCACATGGCCGAGGTCGGCGGCATCTTCAAGATCCTTGTCGGCGTTCCGGGAGCTGCCGTCTATTCCTATTCGGATAACGATATCGTCGTCACGAAGGAACAGGATTTCGAACCCTTTCCGCAGCTGCAGGATACCTATAACGCCATAGAGGCGACCTATCCGGAGCCTGCGGAAAAATGGGCGACGAAGGATGCGCCTGGCCGCTACTCTCCGGCTCTGGAGGCGGAAGATGGTGGCCGACGCCTGCCGGTACCGGTCGAGCTGCCGGCAGCGCCCTATCCCAATCAGGTGCAGCGCGTCGGCCAGGCGATGATTCTGGACTATCGCCGCTTTCGGGTGCATCAGATCTATCTGCCACCGGATGCCTATCCGCTGGAGCCGAATGATTGCGTTGCCTGGTCGTCGGCCCGCAACGGTTATACGAACAAGAAATTCCTTGTCGTCAAAGCCGTGCCGCAAAGCAATTTCCTCGTGCTGGTCACGATCAAGGAAATCGATCCATCTGACTACGACTGGAACCCGAGCCAGCAGCTGCCGACCGCGACGGGCTGGGTCGGCCCGATCGTACCTCCGCCCCAGCCCATGTATGGCTGGACCGTCGAGCCCGCAACGATCAATGACAGTGCCGGCGTGCCGTGGCGTCCGTCGATCAAGATCAGCTGCGCGCCGGATCAGGATGATGTCGTCCGCGTGTGGGTGCAAGTGCGCGTGGCCGCGACCGGCGTCATCCAGTTCGACAGCGACAGTACCCGCTACGAGGCGCCCTATAGCTGGATCATAAATTCCGGCTTCAAGGGTAACGAGAACTTCGAGGCGCGCGGCCGGTTCATTCCGTCCGGCAACCGCGTTACCGAATGGTCCGAGTGGTTGCCGGTCACGACGCCGAATGTTGTCGTCACGGATCTGCTCGTCGATCTGCAGCACGTCAAGAACGACATTCTCAATCGCTTCAAGGACCTGCAGCAGGAGCTGCTGGACGTGCGACCGCTTGTCGAGCAGCTGATGATCGACACGCAGCTGTCGGATGCCGTTCTGGACAGCGCGCACCGCAACCTCGTGGCATCGGTCGGGCAGAGCAACGCGACGTTCAGCGAAAATATTCAGGTCGTCGCCGATGCGGCCAATGCGGCAGTCAGTCAGGTCACGACCCTCACGGCGACCGTCGCCGACAACAAGGCGGAAGTGGATGTCGAGCTTGCCGCCGTTTCCGGCATTGCCAATGCTGCGGCCGCGCAGGCGACCTCGCTTTCTGCCACAGTTGGCGATCTCTCGGCGCAAGGCCTGGTGAAATTCTCGGTCGCCGCCGACCAGACCGGCGTCAATGCCCGCTTCTCGATCGCGCTCCGAACATCGACCGCGAATGCCTATGTCGAAAGCGGCATGTTCCTTGAGATCTATACCGTGGGCGGGGTGCAGAAGTCGCGCTTCTCGGTACTGGCGGGCCAGTTCAGTGTTCTCAATCCGGACGATATAGGGACATCGTACCTGCCGCTGGTGTTTCAGGGCGGCGTGCTGAAGCTGCAGGGCGTCAAGGTTGAATGGGCCGATATCGTCAACGCGACGATCACCTGGGCGCAGATCCAGAGCGCGGTCGTCAACAATTTCGTCGCGACGACCGCGAACATCGGCTCTCTGGTCGTCGGCACGTCCAACCTCGGTTACGACTCGATCGCATCGTCGGCTTCAAATACCAGGACAGGCACCACGCCCCCGGGCAATGAGAGTGTGGTCGGTGCGCCGTGGGTCATCAGCAACCCAAATCCGACCGCTGTTCTGACGTCCTACTTTTTCCAGTTCACAGTACAAGGCGTTGGCGGCGGCGGTAGCACGATCCGCGTGCGGCTGGTCAACGATACCACCGGCGCGGAAATCGCGGGCCTGACCATTGTCGTCCCGGCAGCTGGCAGCAGCAGGACCGATAGCGTGCAATCCATGATTATCGAGCCGAGACCGGGCGCGCAGGGCAACTATCAATACTCCATTCGCGGCCAGGCTGGCGCGCAGAACATCACCGCGACAATCAATCAGCTCTGGTGGAAACGGTAAGGGCAACACTTATGGCGAATTACACAGCAGGCACCATTACCCTCATCAACGGCTCGAAGGTTGTGAACGGGACCGGCACGGCTTGGCAGACAGCGCTGATCGTCGGCGGCATCATCTATCCCGAAGCGGCCGGCAATCCCCTGCCGTTCTCGGCCGTCACCAGCGATACGCAGATTACCGCTGATGTGGCATGGAAAGGGACGAGCGGCACCTATTCCTATGCTCTAACGCCAGATACGGCCTATGATCGCCAGGTGCTCGCCAATTCAAGCGCCCTGGCGCAGATCCTGCAGCAGTTGAAGTCGACGCCCATCGCAGCGCTCTCCGCCTTGACGCCGGCTGCTGACAAGATGCCTTACTTCACGGGGGCGAATGTTGCAGCGCTAGCGGATCTAACCGGCTTTGGGCGGAGCTTGATCGGTGATGCGAATGCAGCTGCAGCCTTAACAACGCTCGGCGTCTCTACCTTCATTCAAGGCATGCTGAATGATGCCGACGCGTCGACCGCGCTTAGCACGCTCGGGGTTTCAACCTTTATCAAGGGGCTGTTCGATGATCCGGATGCCAGCACTGCGCTTGGCACGCTTGGCGTTTCGGCCTTTGCAAAGACGTTGCTGGATGATGTAGACGCATCCACCGCATTATCGACACTCGGCGTCTCCGCCTTCGCGAAAACAATCCTCGACGATACTTCAGGCGGCGCCGTGTATGCGACGATCGGTGCGACGCAAAGCCTTGTCGCACGTGGATATCAGCGCCTTCCGAGCGGTGTGATTTTTCAATGGGGATATGAATCCACCACATCGACGGACTTCGCGATCACGTTTCCGATCGCTTTTCCGGTAAATCTGGCCTTCGTCGGAGCCACGATGAATGCCGCAGCGCCCGCAAACACTCTCTATTCGCTCACGACCGCCACTCAGTCCCGCACGGGAACTTCCTTCCTGAAACGTTATGCTCAAGCCGGCGGCGTTGGGCAGGCACCAGAACCCTTTTATTGGCTTGCAGTAGGTTGGTGAAATGACAAAGTTCGCAATGTTTGACGCAAATGGTCTGCCGGTGGCCTTCTATGCCGAGGATATCCACGGTTCGCGCACGCGGCCCGTCTATGGGGCAAATGATGATGGTGAAGCCATTGTAATCGGCTCAGAGCCGAATCCTGATTGCTCCATCCCGGCCGGAACGATCGAGATCGATGACAGCCAATGGATGGAATTCCTTTCGAATGCTGGTTGTCGAAAGTGGCTGAATGGTCAGCTGGTCGAATACACTCCGCCGCCGCCAATTCCGACGCTTGCTGATTATACTGCGGCGATCACCCGCATGCTCGATGCCAAGGCGCAGGAGCGCCGCTACGACAATGCAGTCTCTATCGCGACCTATGCCGGCAGCAGCAATGCGGCATGGTCGGCCGAGGCGCAGGCCTTCATCGCCTGGCGCGATCAGATCTGGGCTTATTGCTATGCCGAACTGGACAAGGTGCAGGCCGGCGAACGCGAGCAGCCAACCATTGCCGAATTCATGGCCGAGCTGGAAACGCAGTTTCCGCTGACCTGGCCGGAAGCCTGATCGCCTCCGGCGTCAATCTCTCTCCTTAAATCCCATTCAACCCAATCCATGGAGCAACCCTATGGACGATTTCGCACGTTCTCTCGCGAAGGTTCTCATCAGCGAGGGAGGTTTCACCAACAATCCGAATGATCCGGGCGGCGCCACGAACAAAGGCATCACGCAGAGGGTCTACAACGAATACCGTACGGCGAAGGGCCTCCCCACGCAGTCTGTCAAGCTGATCAACGATAACGAAGTCTCTGACATTTACCGTTCTCGCTATTGGGATCTGGCAAGCTGCGGCAAGCTTCGTTCCGGCGTTTCCTATGTCCTCTTTGACGGCACGGTTAATTCCGGTGTCTCGCAGGCGGTCAAATGGCTTCAGCGGGCGTTGAAACAGCTCGGCCTTTATCAGGGCGCCATCGACGGCCTTTGCGGTCAGGGAACCATCCTGGCGGCCGGCGGCGTGAATGATGACGACAGCCTGATCAAGATCATCATGGAACGGCGCCTTGCTTTCCTGAAAGCGCTGAAGACATGGAAGTACTTCGGCAAGGGATGGTCGTCCCGTTGCGCCGCCGTGCTCAAAACCGGGCAAGTTTGGGCTTCCGGCTCTGTCGGCCCTGACCCGGCCTTTTCCTTCGTCGAGGGCGGCCAGGCGAAAGCGTTCATCTCGGATGCCAAGGCTGCTCCGGTTCTCGCTATCGCGGACGGCACGACCGGTTCCGGCTTCGCTGGCGCCGGCGTTACCGGCTACATCGCGTCAGCCAAGGACCAGCTTTCGCAGTATGCCGGATCGAGCACGTTCATCGATCATGCGCTTATGTGGATGACGGTCGCCTCGATCGCGCTCGTGGGCGGCGGCGCCGCGTACCGCTGGTATGCGAAGCGGGTTCAAAACAAGCGGGCCGATGTCCTCGATCTACCCACGATCGCACAGGCGGCCGGCGCGCAGAGCCCCGAGGCGGTGGCCGCATGATCGGGGTTCTCGGCGTCTTTTTCAGCAAAAACTGGATTTCGTTGGCTGTGGTCGGCGGCATCCTGCTTGGCGTTACTGCCATCTACATGAAAGGCCGATCGGATGGTTCCGCGTCGGCCGAACATGAGGCGAAGACCGCCATTGTCAACCAGATCGAGGAAAGGAGCGAAACCGATGCGAAGGTCAAGACTATGTCTCGCCCTGATGTTTGCCGGGCTATCGGCGGGGTGTGGCGCGACGACGGGTGCCAGTGACGGCGCCGGCTATGCGGCGTTGCATCCCAACGCGAAAACACGCGCTTTCATCTTCGCGAATGACGAGCCATTCACACGCGAGGTCGCAGCCCACAACGTTCAGTGCGGCAAAGATCCGCTGTGTCGGAAATGACGTTGGCAGCCATCGGGCAAATCATCGGCTTTCTTGCGACATCAACCACGCTGGCGGCGCTTCTGCTGCTGGCGTGGCACTCAGTTTAGGCATTCCAGGGCTTTCGGGGGCACTTCAGGAAAATGAGCGAGGATACCATGCAGATTGAGATCGAGAAGCCGCGCCTGAACCCGGTTCATTTGGCCGCGATCATCGGCGCAGGCTTTATGAATGCCTTCGCCATCGGCGGGGTTTGGGTGAGCCTCAACCGCGATATCGCCGACGTCCGCAACGCGCAGGAGCGGACGCAGAAGGTGCTGGACTCGACCGTCCAGCAGGTCTCGCAGATCGGTCCGCTCTCGTTTCAGACGACGAGGTCGTTGGAGGCTGCGGCTGAGAACAAGAAGGCCACAGAGCTGACCAATGCGAGGATCGATCGCGTCGTTGAATCACTCGGCGGCAAGCTGGACACCGCGATCGACAGCATCAACAAGGTTGGAACGCAGGTTCAGGTTCTCAGCTCAAAGCTGGAGGATATGCAAGGAAGGGCCGACAAGACGTTGTTTCGAACGCCGATCGTCAGACCGTAGGGCGATCACCATATCGAGGCTGGCGATAGTCCAGCCAGCGATGCTCGAAGCAAAACCACTTTGTCTCGCCCTTGCCGATGTCATAGCCGAAGCCGCCCCATGCCTTGCAGTCTGGATATTCGCAATAATGCTCATGCATGGCCGACGGCGTTTGGAAGGGCGCCGCACTGGTTTCGTCGCTCATCTCAGTTCATTTGTCCTTTAATCGCCCGGTCCATAGAGCCTAGCAGCGATTCTGAGAAATACTCCAAAGTCTTTAGCGCATCGGCGAACCGTTGTGCATCTGGCGTGCCGAGGGCGCGCATTCCATTGTCGCGGATATCAAGCCCGACCTGTTGGATAACAGCATTCGTAAATCCTCGTATATCCCCCGATGCAGATCCGAGGCTCCCGAGCAGATGGCCTATGAGGAAATCATGCATAAGACAGCGGGCATCTAGCTCGACGATCGTCTTTTCCAATCTCTCGACGCGACTAGCGATCATTGTACTTCTCCTATGGTTTTCCTGGGTGGCAACAGCACCAGTTCGTCGTCTGGCAACGGCCGCTGGAGCGCCTTCGCTTCCTGCCATGGCGCGGTAAGCCACGTCTCGACCTCGTCTTGATTGCGAAGGATGGCCGGCATCGCCTTCTGATGGATCGGCGCGACGACCCCATTCGGCTCCGTCGTCAGGAAGCCAAAGAGATCGACCGTTATCTCTCCCTCCTTCACCTTCCTCACGGATCGCCACTGCGGCACCCAAAGCCCCGCAAAGAACATCAGCGGTTCATCCGCGCTGCCTGCAAACCAGGCATTCGGCGTCCTTCCTCCCTCGACCTTGCTTGCCGGGTCCGGCTCGGCGAACCGCGTGAAGGGCACGACGCATCGGTTTTCCACGCCAAGCCATCGCGCCCAATGTCTGCTCGAGGTGTTGCGGACGTTCGTCGTTCCGCCATCTGGCTCCATCCTCAGAAGCTCGTCGAAGTTCACTTCCTTGCCTTTGGCGCGAAGCTTGTCGGCGCGCTTGGTTGCCGCGTCCAATTGCGCCTTCTGAGACGACGGCAATCCCCAGCGGACCTTGACCAGTTCTCGGCCGGCCGGCGTGTTCCGGACGATCGGCGCCATCTGATCGGGATAGAGGTCCAGTTCGGGCTCAAGGTTTCCGATGCTGTCGATCATCGCTCTCGAGATCTGCCGAATGGCTTCCTGATTGGTCGTGACATTATAAAGGTTGCACATTCAAGACTCCTCTACCCTCTTGCCTGCGAGACAACGACAATCTTTGCCATCCCCTTGACGCCGCACTTCTTGCACCTGAGCAGCCGCGCCGCGTCGGCGATCGGCGCTCTCGTCCCAAGCACCTTTTCCAGCCTCTTCGGTTCGACCTCGCTTTTCCTCCCGCACGGGCAATGCGCATAAAGCCTATGCCATTCCCTCAAATCGGAAAAGCTGAGCGTATCCTTCTTCTGCGCCTTCGGATCGATGTAGCCCATCCGCCTCGCCCATTCGTCGGGCGAGAAATGAAAGTGCATCTTGCATCGATCATAGAAGGCGTTCTCGGTGCGTTTGCATCCCAGCGACTTCGCGACCAACGAAAGAAGCGACGGCATCGTCTGATTGCCATGCTCTTCCAAGAGAGTGGCCGGCTTTATGCGCTTCAGGATCTCGCAGTCCTCGCAGATAAAATCGACCGTTTCCCCCTTATGATCTGCGAGCATGTTTGGTGGGGAAGTGGCAGGTTCAACGTTGCGCACGTCTCCGCTCCCGCCGCAGCGCGGCGAGCCTTCTCTTCATGTTTTCTGTCTATCTCAGGCGGCGTTCAGGTCGGCGATTTCGCCGTGCTTTGCCAACAATCGCGGCGACGACATGTCGCCGGTCTCTTCGTCGACCATGACGGCATAAGCCGCAACGCCGACAAATCGCGAAGCCATGGAGGCCGCGATCTTCTCCGCAGATGGAATGCTGGTCGCCTGGCGCATCTCACCCGGCACAAGGTTGCCACGGTTCTTTCGATACGGCAGAACAATGAATTTCTCGGCAGTACTCAT